TGTGCCAGGCATCTCAATATCGCCTGTCTCAATATATGCTGTGTTGTCATTGCCTGTAAAAGTAACAATCTTTGTATTCTTTACACCAGCAAACTGCATCTTGCCACCAAGCCATACCCTATCATCAAAACTAGACATAATCTGCTCTAAGTTGCCAAATACATCCATACCTTCTAAATCAAAGGATGGTGTAGAAGAAGAAGCGACTCGGCTTGCATCGGTAGTTCCGCTAGTCCATTTGTTTGTCTGATAATTGTAGATAAGCAATTTATCTACAGTTGCAGAGGATTGGCTTGCATAAGCCCAGACAACTAACTTTCTAAATGGGTCTACTGCTGCCGACATTAGGCTTAAAGAGCCTTCATCTACATCGTTAAAGAAATAACGATTTACCTTTTCGTTTCCAATAGGAATCAACTGTTGCCCATCACAGGCATAGAAGCCATCATCTGATAAGAAAAAGCTAGTTCCACCATACTGCACAATCGAATTAGACTCATAGCATCCAAGGTTTCGGCTGATATTGTCGAACTGAAACACTAAAGGGCTTCCGACATAACTCATGCGATGGATTGATCGATCCATAAATACTAGACCAAATTCACCACCAGTAATACCTACAATTGAGCCACCATCAGGAATATCTTGGTAGTCTGCTTGGGTTGTTGCAGAATTAGCCCAATTGGACTCATCTCCTAATGCCGACCATTGAACCCTGTATGGATAAACAGTCGAGCTATTTACATAAGCTGATACTACAAAATCTCGAACTACTGTTACATACCGAGACTGAGGAGCATCTGCTGCCAAGTCTTGAAATGTTGTAGAGCTATTTAAGTTATAACCTTGCAAGCGGTTTCCACCATTGGCAGCAATTAAGACATTGCCAAATTGTGTAAATCGCCATCTTTGGTTTATAGGGGTTGAATACTGAAAGCTAACTGTGCCTGTATCAACAGTTGACCCAATATTGCCACCAGCCTGAGAATAGGCAAAGGTTGTGGTTGTAGGAACTGTATCAACAGTAAAAGTTCCATTAACTGCGGTTGTGGAAGTAGCTGCTACTGTTACCGAATCGCCTACAGAAAAACCATGAGCAGCAGATGTAGTAATGGTTACTACTTGACTAGTCTTGGCAACATTTGTAATTGTGCGACTAGCCTTTACTACAGAATCTAAAGATAGATCACCTGTATCTAGTTTAAATAACTTTGTAGCTCCACCAGCAAATACAACTGTAGCTCCTGCTGCTGTTTTTCCTGCAACTACATTTGTAAGATTCTCAGATGCTGCACCAGAGTATTCCTCTGCTGCATTGATAGCACCATATCCTACAGCTTTAGAAAAGACATTTTCTGCCCTTTGTAAGCCATTGGTAATTCCTGGCTGGTCTGGTGTCCATTCGCCAAATGTTATTCTGCTTATTGCCATTGTTCTGTTCCACTAGGTATATCTGTCCAAACAGTAGCACTAGGTGTTATACCTGTCCATGCTTCTGTGCCTGCTGTTTCATCAGTCCAATTATCGCCTAGAACATTACCTAGACAATTGACTAATGCGATACCATTAACTGTTGCAACTGCGCCATATATCGCTGTAGGATTCGCTGTAACTGTAGCAAATGCTGTTACTGCGCCATTGCCGCTATATTCGACACCACCTAGAGCTGTTACTGTCGCTGCTGCTGAGATGCTGCCAGATGCTAGTCTTTCTCTGATTGCTGAGGCTGATGCGGATCCTGTTGCTGAAATAGAGCCAGCGCCTGTTCTAACCCTAACACCATCTGCCGATACTGTGCCTGTAACTGAGACTGCACCAGATCCAGCATATAGTGCATATCCATTTGCCGAGACCACAGCCAGAGCCGAAACAGCTCCAGAGCTTGTTCTAATTCTGATCGCTTCTGCACTTACTGTTCCTTGAGCTGTTATTGAGCCTGAGCCACTTCTAATTGCTGTACCACTAGCTGTTGCTGTGCCTGTTGCAGTTATCGCGCCCGATGCTGTGCGAATGCGAATTGCATTGCTTGTTACTGTGCCACTAGCATTGACTGCTGCAGCAGCATTTCTTATTGCATAGCCACTAGCACTAGCACTAGCGACACCAGAGATGCTGGCGTCTCCATAGTAGATACAGGTGCTAGTCGAGTTCCATGCAGGATCATCAAATGAGACAAGGATCTGTTCAAGAGTCCCGAACTGATCGATGTTATCAAGTGTGAATGCGCCACAGTAATCAGCAGGCATATTATGCTAGTGTTACTGACAGACTTCCTGAGGCGATCTTAAAAATGTCGCCTGTATCGATTGTCTTAGATGCATCTAGCGGTGTGTGGTAATACAAATTGCCACTTGAGCTTGCATCCCAAATGCCGATATGAGTTACTGTTCCCCATGAACCAGTCGCTTGTGGGAATGTAATATCAGCAGATGTTGTAGATGCACCATTGCTAGGTGAGCCAAATGTCGCAGCTTGGCGAGCATATGAGCCACCGCTAACTTCTGTGCCAGAGCCAGCATCTGTAGGATCTGCAGTATGCAGACTTACATAGACAGCAGCAGGTGAAGTAAAGGTTGTTGCTCGCAGAGTAGCATTGATTAGTGCATTCTCTAGGTAGTTTGACATTTCAGCCATGTTATTTCCTTATCGTGAAGTTACTCGCATTTGTAGTGGAACACCTGAATACTCGCCATTTTGGTCTGCATCCAAGATATTTTTAACTGCTCGATCATACAGAGAAGCCCAAGTCTGGCTGCGAGCATCGTTAATTAAATATGGCTCTGCTTCTAGCAAACTTGCATAGAGCAAAGCATCAGGGTAATTTGCTAAAAATACATTAGATGTATTGCTATCAGACAAAACTGTCGGTTTAGCATAGTAAAGAATTTCTATTGTGTAATTTGTATCAGGCTCGGGCGCGAATACAAACTCAGAAGCCAAGATTGTGTAGTATACAGGCTTGCCAGAATCGTCTGCTGGCGCATCTCTTGTAAATGAGCTAGGAGACATATAAGTAACAGGGTATCGAGGGTTGCCTTGAATATGCAGATCGCGAACTTCTAGAAAATCTGTAGGCAATGCCACTTTACCATCGCCAGCTACTGTTGGCGCTGTTGCAGACTTTAGCATCTGTCTAGTTCTTAGATCCCTAGCCATTCGCAGCTCTGCAAATCGAATGAAATCAGGGATAACTGATGTTAGGTCTGATCGGCCTAAGTAGTTAGCCACCGATGTCTTTAGATCGGAATAATTGGTATAAGGCATATTTCTCTCTTAATCTTTTGGTATTTCGATATTGTGCCAGCCATACACATATTGACCAATGTGCTTTATATACTTCGACAAATCATGGTCTACCCAAGTGTCAAACCCTGCATCCTTGGCTTTTACACAGAAGTAAATGTCCTCACCTAGGATTTTATTGCCAGGCAATTGCTCAAAGTAGAAGTAAGGTTCTTCGATTGTTTCTACAACTTTTCGCTTAATCAGCATGACACCGCATCCGATGCCATCTGCTTTCTCAATGCCTGTCTTGGCATTCGAGTAAATCGGCATCCAATCAATCGAGCCATCCTCATTGATGTGCATATTTTTGGCTGTAGGTTTTACTGGCTCTGACCTTGTAGTCGCATTGACTCCGATAATATCTTTATCGTGAGCCATTAAGATCTGCAAGGTATCTTTTGGAAACCGCATATCAGCATCTACAAATAACAGGTAGTCTGCCTTTATATCTAAAGCTGTTTTTACCAAGTTGTTCCTCTGGTCAAAGATCAGAGTGCCAGAGCTAGTAAAAAGGTCTATATCGTGTTTTGATGTCTTGATGGTATAGGCACACATTGCCACCAAATCAAAGGCTGTAGCGACCTCCATTTGCCCTCTAGCTGGTATTAAAATGGCGATCCTCATACTTCACCGCCTCTAGTGCGGAAAACCCTGTTCTCAGGGTCATTTAACCATGCTTTGAGGGCTTTTTCGTCTACGATGTTAAAGCCTCGCATAATTCCTTTAGCATTGAGATCATTGATAATCGCCAATGGTAAAGAAGCTATCTTGTTCTTAGGGTCGAATAAATTGCCCGACCATCCTTTTTTGCCAGGATTGGCATTATATTGCTGTTTTGTATGCTCTGCGAAATCTGTTAAGTCGGTCTGGGAATGGATTATAATACCGCCCTCTCCATCAGACAGAACTGTTCTTACTTCACCATCTACTACATCTAAGAGTTTTTTCATAAATAGAAATGGGGTAGGTTTTGCCTACCCCATATTCTACAGACTATCTAGATTTTATCAAGATAAGTCAAATGCACCGCCATGAGCAGCTTCATTGCGAACTTCTAAAGTCAATTCAGCCAAGATTTGTTTCTTCTCAGCATCGCCAACTTTTGCAATGTCATTGGTCTGGAATGGGCGCAAGTATGCCAAAGCTGCATACTCAGGATCAAGAACCAATGCATCCCGAGTGCGCATAAAGCGGTTCGGAACAATCTGCAATACACCAAAGTCGGACTGATAAAGATCAGCGCCAGCTAGGATGGTTGCTTGACCATTGGTAGGCACTTGATAGCGCTGTGCTGCCAAGCCTGTAAAGC